GAAACTCTCGAAACAATTCAGAAGAGAAAGAAACCATTTACAGTGGACTATGCAGGATTTGGTTGGTTACTCATACAGAAAGGTGTGTTTGAGGACAAGAAGATGCCTTATCCTTGGTTTGCTCCAAAGATGCAGGTCTTTGAGTCTGGTACTGTACAGGATATGTGTGGCGAAGATGTCTCATTCTGTCTCGATGCAAAAGAAGCAGGATTTGATATATGGTGTGACCCAAGAGTTCGTGTCGGACACGAAAAGACAAGGATAATCTAATGATGGCAGTTATTACAATACTGGTGATTATATTCATTCTGATTTTGATGTTACAGTATTACAATCCAAATTCTTAATTATGGGAGCACATACAGGATTTACAATTATACTATGGGTAGCAATCGGACTCTTTGTATTCAACAAATGGGAAAACCGCAAAAAGAAAAGAAAGTAGAGCGTTATAACGTTCTTCGCAAAGGTAAGGTTATTTTCTGGAATGTCTCAGAGTCAGAACTCTTTGACATTATGGAAGACCTTGCAGTAGAGTGCTATTATAATAAGACACTCACATCACAGGATATTACTTATGAACCTTATATTGAGGAACCACTAAATGGCTAGAAAAACAGGAATGATGGGCAGTGCTTATGTAACTGAGTCAAGACCCAAAAAAACTCGTCAAGGGCGGGGAAAACACTCGAAATACTCCGCAACCTCCCGTAACTCGGCTCGTAAAAGATACAGGGGGCAGGGTCGTTAATGTATTGTCGCATTCGACTTCAGGATACAAACTATCAGGAATATCATAACTATCGTATTCTTGGTAGTTCTTCTTTTGAAAGATGCTTGGAGATATACAAAGACTATATCCGCTATAAGAAGTTTGAAGATACTGTGCCGATATTTCGTGAAGAGTTTGAAATACCGCATTCGGATATTATTGGATACTATGACGAAAATGAATTAGTTGCCTTTACGATTGCATATAAATTTAAGAGTGTGAATAGTGTGTGGGCAGACCAGTTTGCTTGGAATTATAAAAATAAAAAGTTAGGTTTAGGTCACGTTGCGAATAAGAATGAGATTGCATTATATAAAAGACTAGGTTATGATTATTATTATCTGGGAGAGTCCTCAGATTATAAATCAAAATTACAGGGTTACGAGATTTCTAATTTCTTTGACGAATGGCAAAATTAATCGCTAATTTACCAACTAAAAAGGTATATGTACGAAAAGAGTATTTAACGGACTTTCAATCAGGTCACGGAGAGTTTGTAGAGGGTTTATGGGTCTGTGCAAAGTCAATACAGGGTCGTGCTTTCTATTTTGAGACGTATTTGCCCGAATATGGAGCAATGTATGATAAATTACCCATCTCTGCGTTTCTATCAAGACCAAAAACACCTGATCCTGATATGGATTTGGTGAATTTACAGTTTTGGAACTGTATGGACTATGATTTTACCGTGATTGTCAAGCAATTTGTTGCTCCAATGGAGTGGGAATGTCGTACAAGACACTTTGGAAATCAAAAAGGTCAGTATATTTGCACTTTGGACAACTATCACGGTGATTTTGACCAGATAGATGCTTCAACAAGTGAGATGCCTGATGAACATAAGTCATTTAATCTCATTGAACTACGAAATGGGCAGTATTGTCTCTATCCAAACAACCGATGTCGCATCTTTGATACCTCAATGACACCTCAAGATGTTAAAATACCCGATTTTAAGGTATCAACACGTATTTTTGAGGTTGAGAATGATGTCAACTGGGGTCGATTAGGTGATTGTGATGATTATTTCTGGACAACACCTGATGAAAGACGAGAAGAGTAAATATATTTTACATTGGATTAAGGAAATATCTAAAATTCGACCAGAATTAGGTAATTTTGCAATATGTCCTTATGCGTCAGGTGCTAAATTTAGTATTCAAGAGCAAAAATTGAGTCAAATTATGCCAAATTCTGATTTTGATGTTATAATAAACATAGTTGAAGAGAATATTGACTCAAATTCTTTGTATGATGCAGTTGATGACTACAATCGCAACTATCCTGACTTTAAATTCATTGCAGATCACGGAAAAACCAATACATACATACAAGGAATACAGACAAATAACGGAAAATACAACTTAGTTCTTTGCCAACCACGAAAAGAACTAACAGAAGCAAGAAAAAAACTTGCAAAAACCAATTATTACGATTATTGGGACAAAAATTACCTTGAAGAGGTACTTGAAGATGACTACAAAATCATTAATGATGAAAAAACACGTTAAAAATGCTCATATGGGCACTCATTTACTAATTGAAGTGTATAACGTACCCTTTGATAAGTTAAATGACAAGGAAAAAATAGAGAAAGTGTGTGAAGACGCTTGTAAGATAGAGGGTTTAAACGTTCTTAATACCTATACTCATCAATTTGACCCCTATGGAGTAAGTTGCACTGTATCACTTGCAGAAAGTCATCTATGTTGCCACACTTGGCCAGAAAAACAGTGTGTCGCCATTGATATTTTTACTTGTGGAGCAAAAAATCCACGTTGTGTTGGTTGGTGGATACTTCAATATTTTGATAGTGATGATTATGTGATGAATGATTATGCAAGATAGGGTATAAATAAAACTAAAAGCATTAATAATGGCGATTCAACGCAAATCAAGAGCATTTAAGGATATAAGTTTGTCTTTTTCACCACATCCAGTGACAAAAGACCTTCCTGTACTCATTAATGAGCGAGCAGTCGTAAGATCAGTGAGAAATTTGGTCGAAACAATTCCAACTGAGAGATTTTTTAACTCTGATATTGGAACAGACATTCGAGGATCTCTATTTGAAACATTTTCTCGTGAAACACTTGTTACTATAGAGGATCAAATAAGAGATACTATTGGTAATTTTGAACCAAGAGTATCTAATTTAGAAATAGAGGCAAGTTCCCGACCAGATGATAATACTTTTAATATAAAAGTAATCTTTGATATCGCTGGATTGAATGTACCAACGCAATCCTTTACATTTTTATTAGAACCAACAAGATAATATGCCCTTTACACAGTTTACAAATTTAGACTTTGATGATATCAAAGCACAAATAAAAGATTTTCTTCGCTCTAATTCAAATTTTAGTGGATTTGACTTTGAGGGTTCTAACTTTTCGGTTCTTATTGATACTTTAGCATATAACACATATATAAACGCATTTAACGCAAATCTAGTTGCAAACGAATCATTTTTAGACTCTGCGACCATAAGGGAAAATGTAGTTTCACTTGCAAGGAATATTGGTTATGTACCCCGTTCAAGAACCGCTGCAACAGCGTCAATTAGAATTGATGATATAAATGTCGGAACAACAAATGATAGCACTACAAAGTTTTTAACACTCCGTTCAGGACTTGCTTGTGTAGGAAGTTCAGAAAACACTACTTACCGATTTTCATTACCAGATAATATTACTTCAACAAGAATTAGGGATATTGGAGGAACATCATTTGCTCAATTTGATGAACCAATAACAGTTTACGAGGGAACTTACTTATCAAGAGTTTTTGTAGTGGACACATCTAAAGATCAAAGATTTATAATTGATAGTCCTAATATTGATAGTTCAACAATAAGAGTATATGTGCGTGGAACTAGTGATGTTGGAATTGGTAGAAAATATAGTATGATTGATAATATTTTAAATATTGATAAAAACTCAGAAATATATCTTACACAAGAAGTACAGGATGAAAAATATGAAATTTTATTTGGAGATGGTCTATTTGGTCGTAAATTAGAAAATAATTCAGTAATCACAGTAACTTATATTGTTACTGATGGATCAGACGGTAATGGTCCTTCTAATTTCAATTTTCAAGGATCATTTTCAAAGAGTGATGGAACTTTCTTTACACCATCTGATAGTATATCATTAACCACCGTCTCAAATGCCTCTAACGGTGCTGAAGTTGAAGATGTGTCTTCTATTAAGTATTTTGCTCCAAGACTTTACTCAGCACAATACAGAGCAGTTACACCTAGAGATTACGAGGCAATAATTGGTACAATATTTCCACAAACTGAGTCAGTTGCAGTTGTGGGTGGTGAAGAATTAAATCCACCACAGTTTGGTAAAGTTCAAATTAGTATTAAACCTAAAAATGGTACTTATGTATCAGATTTTGACAAAACACAAATTAAAAACAAATTGAAGAGTTACGCTGTAGCTGGTATTAATTCAGAAATTATTGATCTTAAGATACTATATGTAGAGTTGGATACAACTGTATATTACAATCCATCACAGATTTCTTCAGAAGCAAATTTAAAGACTAGAATACTAGATTCTTTAAATCAATATGGAAACAATATTGAAATAAACAAATTTGGTGGAAGATTTAAATATAGTAAATTAAATACTCTAATTGACAGAGTTGATAATGGAATTACATCAAATATTACTAAAGTAATTATTAGAAGAGATCTAAAGGCATTATTAAATCAATTTGCACAGTATGAATTATGTTTTGGTAATCAATTTTTTATAAATCCTGCTGGATTTAATATAAAGAGCACTGGGTTTACCATTTCAGGATCATCACAAGTTGCATACTTAACAGATGTTCCAAATAAAGATGCTGCTGGTAATTTAGATGGTAGTATGAAAGGAACAATTGGTGTGGTTTATAAAAATGAAAAGAATGAGCAAACCGTTTTAGTTAAAGAGGCAGGTATCGTTGATTATAAGAAAGGTGAAATAATACTTAATACTATTAACTTTACATCAACAAATTCTCAAAATAATATCATTGAAGTTCAAGCATTTCCTGAATCAAATGATGTTGTTGGATTAAAAGATTTATATCTCAATTTTGCTGTTTCTAAAAGCACAATAAATACGACTAAGGACGTAATTGCTTCTGGAGAAGATGT